GAATGAAATTTAAAGCTTTATTTTTTGCTTTTAATGAATGGTCACCAGCAACAATTATAGAAATATACATCAATCATGAAATAGTCTTAATGCAAGCAGGAGAAGCGGCGTATGAATATGGTAATTTACCAGTAGTAAGTTTTAACTCAAGAACTGTATATTTAAAAAAGGAGGATTTTTAAAATGATGAAAGCACAGATAGTATATTATAAAGAAGAGGACAACAAGTTTTACGGATTTTATTTTAACAGACATTTTACAGCATGTAGCTTTAGATTTGAGGAAGATATTAGAGAATTTTTATTAACATCCGGTTATGAATTATCACCAGAAATAAGAGAAGTTGATTTTGATACACACATGGAAGCATCAAGAGAATGGAACAAATTAGCATCTGAACACTTGGGTTATGATGATCGACTCAATATGGTAGAAATAATGATAAGAAAGCTAATGATTTTAAAAGAACTCACTTATGGAATACCTAAAAAAGACACTTACAAATCAGCGATTTTTATGTCAATAGACGAACTAGAAGAAGAACTTAATTACTGGAAAATGTTATACAAATTAACGAAAGTAGGTGGAATTTAATGGTACTAGTAAAAGAAATTTTAGTAATGAATAACACATGGGATTTAAACACCATAATCACAATCTATCACACTTTTGAGGGAGGAGAAGTAGTAATTTTAAAAAGAGACACAGTATATAACTTAATACAAGACAGGTCACCGGAATTAGAATATAAAGTAAAATTTTTTAATGCAAAATCAATAAATGTTTGTTTACCAGAATTTTAATAGTAAAGGAGGTGGTGCCAAGTAACAAAATATAAAAGAAAGGAGGTGATAAAATGAACTATCTAAAGAGAAACTGGTTTTTACTCCTGCTCATTATATTACTCTCTGGTTACACAGCTTACACGTCATATTTAGTACTATCAAACGATAACCAGAAAGTAATAGAAGAGCAACAAAAACAGATATCACTTTTATCTGCCAAAATAACAGAACTAGAAAATAAAGAAACACCAGAAATCCCAGTGCTTGACACATCAACATTAGATAACAGAATAAGCGCCTTAGAGCAAGCACAGCAAACAATCACATCAGGCGTTGAATCTATGAATCAAGCAATCGAAGGAAATCAAAGTCAGATAAAAGCGATCTGGGCAACGTTAGAAGAAAACGAACTTATACACTCTAACGCAGGAGAAACAAACAGATAACTTTTAATTGCGGGGCAAACGCCCCGCTTTTGTTATTTGATAATTAACTGCTGTCCCGGATAAATTAAGTTAGGATTGCTGATCCCATTGTCGTTTGCAATCTTTTGGTAAGACGTATTAAACTGACTTGCTATGTCTGACAAAGTGTCACCCTGTTTTACGACATAAGTTTTGTGAGTTGGTACACTGCCACCATTAATTTTTAATACCTGTCCGGGGTAAATTAGATTGGGGTCACTTATACCATTATCACTAGCAATCTTTTGGTAAGTTGTACCATATAAGCTAGCAATACCGGATAATGTATCTCCATTTTTTACAATATAATCAACTCCACTTGGCTTAGGTTTTTCTGCCGGTTTGTTTGATCCACCATTACCTTTGATCTCTTTTAGCAAATCTCTTACCATCTCATTACAGTCAACCCCACCATTAATACCTGGTACACTGCCATCACTGCAATACTGCCATATGTCAAAAGGCACGCTTGGCTTACGACTATAGTTTGCGATCCAACTTGTGAATCTGTCCAGACTATTTTTAATCACATTTTTAGCCCAGTCCTCATTACAATAATATCCAAACCAATAACCAGCGTCCTCAATCGCCTGCCCCATATCAATAAAATATTGAGCATTGTAATTACTCAGTATGCTCACATCCTCAATGTCAATATAAATTGGCAACGACAACTTGCATTTTTTAGCCAATCTTAAAATGTGTTTTGTCTCTGACTCTGCGTGTGCCTTGGTGTTGGCATAACTATACAGGTATATACCATATGGTATACCCAGTCTATCACACTCCTGTATGTTACGTAAAAAATATGGATCGTCTTGGGTAGTAATATCATCCCCAAACCCGCACTGAATAATAGCACCATCAATAGCACCATTAACCGCACCCCAATTAATAACTCCCTGCCATTTTGATACATCAATAATCATATATACCTCCTTACTTGCCAATCAAAAGCATCCCTAGAGTATGCCCCTGCATCAGGCTTGACTGTCGGGCCATAATATGGGTCTCCCCCATGCCCGCATAATTGATTGTTACCTATATACATTTCCACATGGTCAAAAAACGGATTATGATAACTCCAGTTAAAAAATACTAAATCACCATTAAGCATATCACTTGTATCTAGTACACCACTACCCTCTTTGATTAGTGTACCATTTTCTACTTGCGTCCCTGTCCATGTACCAATCTCCACTCCCACTACACTTTTGTAACAATGCCACACTAGTGAAGAGCAATCTGCATAACCTTCGTCAGGCCACATACGTAGATCACCAGATTGAGAGTACCCGAGTTTACCCTCATAACTTAATATTTTGTCAACTAATTGTTGACGCTGGTCTGGTGTGCCTGTACCTGTATTGGGATAAGAGGGCTGTGGTGTGGTGGTAGTCTCACCCTCTATTTTTTCTGTACGATAAATTGGTAGCCACAGTTTGTCGCTAGCTTGATAAAACTCAATCTTTTTATTAGTACCTTGGTTATCAAGATACAAAAAGAAGGTTTTACCAAATTTTTGTAACGACTTAATATTGATGGATGTCTCAAACGGTTTTGATGTATTATCAGGGTTACCACTGTTTTGATTTTGATTACCACCAATACTATGCTCTGGATCATAATTACCAAATCCCTCTTTGCCACTCTCACCGTCCCACTCGTCCAGCAAGGCTTTTACAGTATTTTGTCTGTCGTAATAACTACCAACTATACCGTTATTAAGTACAGTCATATACCACACATCGTAGTTACAATTACCACATCCGTTAAAAATCTGATAAAACGCCTGGGGTGATTGATGATAATTAGTTAATCCAAAAATAGCGGTCTTAGGATCAGTTATTCCGCACTCATCACGCAGTAGGGGGATGTAAGAATTATCACAATCTGACTCCCACAACTTATTTTGTGTGTTAACACCCTCATCAGTAACAAGCACAGCGCTAACCTCATTAGCTTCATTTTGTGTAAAAATTTTTTCGTCCCAGGCGTCTCTACCTGCCTGGATTTGAGGTAACAAAATCGGTAGTTGGTTAGCAGTATCAGGATAATCAGTTATTAGCAGATTTAACAAATCCCAACTCCTGCCATATGTCCATTGCATAATACCAATACCAGCCATAGCCCAAGACTCAACACTACCATAATTACAGTTAGTCTCTACTGTACTTGTTACGTACATTGCATAGCTTTTCCAGTTTTGGTCATAAATACTCATTTATTTTAACCAATCTGCTATATAATACATACGTGATATAATAGAGTATCTATATTGACCATCGGATGGCAAAGTGCCACCTATAGCATACATGCGTATAGCCCTATTACTTAATCGGTATTGTGGGTTAGTATATAATGTCTGCTGATCATTTGTACGATAACTTAAATCTCCAGAAAAAAATAGTGTTGATGAATAAGTATTATTAAAATACTCTGCTGGTAAATTTATTAAAATTGTACCATCTACCCCAAAAGAGGGTTTAAAACCATTTTTAAACTCAACAAAATTATAGAGAGAGCCAATACCAAGCCCTGGATTAAATTTAAATGATCCTGAATATGTGATAAAATTTGTTGGGTCTGGATTAACAAGATTGTACGTAATCCAATTACCTATTTTATCCAACGCGTTGTTAGCCGAAGAATTAGCAGAGTTAGCAACAGAGTTAGCAGACTGTGCAAGAGCACTAGCTTCTCCTGCGGAAACTTCTGCCGCCTGTGCGGAAACTTTGTTAGCCTGCATCCCTGCATCAATTGCCAAAAATGCTGGGTTTAAATCTCCCAACCAGCTAGCCTTATCAGTACCGATAAATTGTGGTAAATCGTAGTTTGGTGTTTTGTTTGTATGTGACATATTTTAATCCTCCTTAAGCTACTGCAAGGATAGTCTTACCCTCCCAGTCATATTGATAAGTTGTAATGTTATAGTTATCATAACCATCTGTTGTAATATTTTTATCGTCATAGCCAGTACACGTTAACGCGTCCTCTCTATGCAAGGACACTAAAAAGTCTATCACGTTTTTGTAAAAAACTCTTTGCCCCGTCACTGGATTAAACATATAAAATCTGTCATCCTCTGTCAGATATTTTTTTGCATAAAAATCATAGTGGTAACATGTGATATTTTTTGCATCATACATATCTGATGTAAGATTAAGCCCATCATACTCAATACATGTAAGTGCATAATAATTAAAATAATTATAAAAATCATTAAGCACGTTTTGGGCTGTATCAGTATAACCCGTAATTGGATTAATCACATAGATTGATTGCCCCTGTTGCTCTAACCAAATCGTTAAATCTGTAATCTGCTCTGTTACCCATGATCTTGTCTTTTGGTCAGCACTTTTTATCGCATCACTTAAAACAGTAAATTGGTTATTGATAACAAGTTCCAATTCTGATACTTTTGAATCTGTGTAATTATTGGCAGAATTTAACGTAAGTTTATCCTGTTGATCAATATATTCGTAAATTTCCGAATAATCTGACGATAATTGCTCAATAACCTCATTGATCTTGTAAGTGAGTTTACATAGCACCTCATAATATGATAAAGACTCATCATACACAAGTGGCATAACTTTAAAGCAACGCCAAAACGGATATACATTACCAATCATTTTTTGTCACCTCCTTACCATAGTTGCATAAACAGTACATCTAACTCCTCAATTATAAGCATGTCAATATTCAAAAAACTCTGTCTGTACTCCATTAATAATTGACTATTAGATTTTGAATCGTTTTTTCCAGACAACTTACGACTATATTTTTCGTTTTCTGACGAATTTAACTTTGTAGTATTGGTTGCATTCGTCTTTTGGGAGGTTGTCGCATAGTTTTCTGAAAATGGGTCTTGTAGCGATCCCATAGGTGTATCATTTTGCAGTGACTTGTTTTCTCCCTCATCTTGAGAGGTGTTATCTCCTGTGGTTTCTCTTTCATATTGCTCACTTGTAGAATATGTTTCAAGGGGATCAAATTCAATCTGTGCTGATAAATACAACTGATTATAATACGGCATGATCTCATTCATTTTGACATTTAAGTATCTCTTAAATAATCCTGCCGTCTCAAAACCAATCTCACGCATGTAATAGTGATTAAGGATTTTTTCGTTTAGTTTCGAGCGATAACTTTCATCAAAAATTGGGTAATCTTTAAGCCCTAAATCGAAACCCGATTGAATAAGATATCGTAACTCTGTAGTATATTTACTCACTTAAATCACCTTCACTTTCAGATGTTTCACGTGAAACATTTTCTGCGTCTTCTGCTTGTCCGAAAACCATCACGTTATATAACTGCTCTAACTCTGGGTTATAATTTACAGTTATATTTGTTCCAAACATTCTGTTGATTTCCTCAGCACCCTGCCTCCTTGAATTTAAACCTATCTGCCTAGACATAGATATTTGCTCAAGATTGCTGTTTACCTCATCACTGATCTGACGCTCTTTTTTATCCATGTTATTATTGTTAATACCTAAAAATAACATAGCCTCGTTCCAGATGCGATTTTTTTCGATGCTCAATTTATCTGCGATAAATGGTGCATCAGTTTTTAACACTTTTATTGAGTCTTGATCCAAGTTTTTATTGCCAAAAATAAAAGGCTGATTACCCTCATACTGCATATAAACGTTTTTCATGCTGAGTTTTTGATTCTCGTCACACACAATCAAAATTGGTGTTTTTTGTGCGTTTATATTTACATCGATAGCCCTGCTTATGTTATATAACTTCTGTGCAAACATATCGATATCAATATGAGTTGTAGTGCGTAAAAAATTGTTAAAAACTATTACCGAGTCACTTTTAGTTTTATAATTTTGATAGCCGTTTACACTGTACGCCATGCGGTTAATTGGTATACGATACACGTCCAGTTCTCCGCCTATTGTGCACTGTAAAAATAAGTCACCGATAATCTCATCCTTAAAATACAGCCCATAGCCGTTTTCAAAAAGTGTTAACTCTAAAAATCTTGGATCAATTGTATCAGGTAACCCCTCCCATTTGTACATATTGATAGCCAACTCTTTTAAAAAATAGTAGTAATGTAAATATGTCACATTGTTTTGCCACATATTAGACCATCCGTCCAGAGCCTTGTTATATCCATACAGTTTATTATAATTTTTTCTTGCCATTTTAACCCCCGATCCACGGATTATCATTATACTTGCCTATCTCAGTGTGCCATATAGTAGTACCGTTATCAAACATATTTTTTAAAATCTCTATGTCGTCTTTTGGAATGTTACCTGCGAGGATGCACCCGGTTGTCTGCACATAATTAAAGTTTTTATTACCAGTAAGTGACACAGTCTCAATTTTATTTTGGACGTATCCATATCTGGTAAAATACTCCTCTAATCTCTCTGCGTACTCTGGGCGGATTGTTTTCCATTTGAGCGTGATCCCGTTGATCCCGTTAGCGATGTTAAACGCATCGCCACCGGTCTGACCGGCTAATGTTGGTGGCGCTATCTCAGCGTCTTGTATTTTTGCCATTTGCTGTCTGATAGCTATCTCACTATTTTTTACACCAGTATATGCGCTTTTAGCTCCACCATAAATTGACCCAATTGTACCACCAATATTACCGGATAATATAGAGCTAATTGCACCAGCACCCCCCTCTATCGCGCCCATAGCTACAGCTTCTTTTTTATTATAGCTGTTTATGCTATTAGATAAAGCAAAACTATTAGCATTATTTGCCATATATAACAGATAATTGTCAACAGTTACCGGGAGTTGTGGAAAATTAGCGATTGATAATCCAGCGTCCAAAAACTCTCCATATTCCGGTCGCCCATCGTACTCGTGTCCATTATCGCCAAAATCGTTATAATACTTAAGGTAGTATGTAAGCCGAGGGGAAGCCCCAACATAATTTACTAACCCTAACTCTAATTTGGACAACTCATTAACTGCCTCAGGTTTTATGATAAATTGATTGCCGTTATATGCTGTCATTTCTATATAGCTGTACGGATAGCTATATAATTTGGAATTGTCATATTTTGGGAAATAACTCCACCAATTGTCTATACTACTTAGTATAAAGTTTGAGCTTTTATAACCGTCTCTCAACCTGCCTATCTTTTTGCCTGACGCCATGTTAACGACCTCAAAGTTGTTACCAACCACCTCCTCAGGCACAATAGTTATTGATTGTATACACTGAGTTATCCAAGGCACGTCTTTTAGCTCAGATAAAATTGCTTGTAAACTATCAGTCCTTGGTGATTGGTTATCGTTTAGATTATCTATGACATAATAATCTAATACTGATGGCATTTTGTCAAACGTACCTCCAATTGATGATTTGAGGTTGGGGTTGTCAGTGTCACCAAAATTTGATGTTAGGTCAGCGCTTGAGCACATTAATACATAATATGTGTTCCAGCTGACCACCTCAGTGTGAGTCACAACATAATCACGTCCATATTCCACTTGCTCGGGAAATAGGTTAGACAACCACGGAGTACCATCTGACAAAAATTGTTGCTGATGAGATCGGCTAATAAATGACTTTAAATACTCGATGTCAAATTGCCACGTTTGGAATACGTCTATCTCAAATGTGATTATTGTGTTATCGTCATTTGCGTACTCTTTGTTACGTATAAATGCGTAAAACCACTTTGTTCCAAAATTTTTGTTTTGAAACATTATATAATCACAACCGTAAAGATTATCGTAATTTTCCGGAACTGCAATCGTCCCATCCCTGCGTAGGTATTGGAAATCGTTATACTCTCTGTATTTTTTAGACAAAAAGTATAGAGATTGCTCAGACGCATTTTTAAAGTCCATCTGATTTTTGTAATCAGTTAACCTAGTATTGTTAATCAATATTAACCGTGATTGTGGTGTGATTGCCATATCTCTACCCCTAACCTGTAATTGTTACTGTTGCGGTTGCTGTTTTAGTTGGGTCAGCGTCAGATACATATAAAACATTATAGGATGTTTTTGTCTCATCTGCCGCAATAATCAAAAGCCCGTCATCACTTATGCTTGTTCCGGGGGATACTGCCCCAGCAATACTAAAGTAGCCTTTTTTGTTTATTAATCCATTACCCTCTACTGTGCCGATAAATTTTGCTGTGCCACCTTTAGCAACTGTCGCTGTAGTTGGTGAGATTGTAACGTTGGTGATCTCTGGAGCGATAGTTGTAAACAAAATTGCGTTGCTAAAAGGCGACACAGAAAATGTTTTCCAAACGTGATAAAAATAATTCCAGTACAATCCCTCAGCGTTGTACACCTCGGTCATGTTGTAGTAATTATCAAATATCATAAACCAGTCACTGTCAACCATTAATCCTGAGATAGATTTAAGTGAGTTTAACTCATCCTCTGTAAACGGAGTATAAGTTGTGTTTGGGTCATCCGCAAAAATCTCCTGCAATCTCTCCTCATCAATAGTGCCAAAACCGTCAACCCCAATCTGTCTACCAATCAACTCCGCTTTGTCCATGTTAAATGATAATGCCAAAACCTCGACATCAAAAATTGAGGACAGCTCGGTTGTTAAAATAGTGTACAGATATCTTGGGTCTGTGTAAGTACGTACTCCTGCATAGTTATAATTAGCAGACATATAACTTAAGTTTTTGGCAGATGCTACCATTGTAGTAGTTACTGACCTTGCATTATCCGCTGTAACAGTTGGGATAACTGTTGTTGATATTTTTCCGTCCAGCGCGCATCTTGCAATGAGATATTTCATGACCAAAAACTCGTCATAATTTGCCCCTGTGTATAACTGCTCAATAATTCTACCGATTAAATCGGTAATCCCCTGCCATGACAAAAATGCCTGTCTAAGCTGGTCATTACTAACAGTTGTAGGGTAAAATTTTTGATAATTCATCGTATGAAAAGCCGCCTGTACGTCTGGGATTCTCCTTTTAAATAGATCGGTTTCAGCTTTTTCCGGGTTAAACTGGTACGGTCTTGCAATTTCCACAAAAATTTCCTCAACAGTTTCTCCATATTCAAGTAGACCTTTTTTAAATCCCGCCCACGGGTTTTCGTAAAGCCGTGATGTTATGATTACTCTACCAATACGGTTTACAAGATTTGTTAAAAAGGCGTTTTGTAATGGCTGATACTGCATGATAATATCTCCGATACCTCTAAGTGACTGCAAAGACTGATCTTTTGTAACTTTAGCTCCGTTAACTGTATCTCCCTCTTTTAACGCCACTGGCACCTGATCCGCATATGTACCGCCTATCTCACTACGAGTTACATTTAAAATGTCGGCAGAATTTAATTCGTTTAAATTTTTGGTTGCTTTCGGTTTAGTTGGCATATTAACCCTCCACTCTTTCTAATAATTCGTCAAAACTCTGTACAGTTCCGTCTCTTTTTACGTCTTCTTTCGTGTCTTCCATTGTATCATCAAATTCTTCTTTAATATCAGAAGTTCCAAAGAAACGGTTCATGTAGCGTTCTTTTAAATTGTCATATTCCTGTTTCCAATCTTTTTCCTCTTCTTTTGGTGTGTAAATGTTGATGTCATCACGCTCGGAATAATCGTATTCGTCACGATCTTCACCGTCATATGTTTCTCCATACCTTTTTAAAATTCCTTCTCTTTCGTCAAAATCGTCTTTCAGGCGTTCAATGTCTTGTTCCATATCTTCGGTCATTCCGCCACTTTCCATAATACGGCGTAATATTTTTTCCATGCCCGATCTTGTTAAAATAGCCACTCTTTATCCCTCCTTTTTAAAATTGTCCACTAGCTGTTGGATAACTAGCGTGTTATTTTCGATTGCTTTTCGCATGTTTTCAGATTCTTCTTTGTGTTGCGTGTCTTTTTTGATCATATACCAAAACATAGCGCCACAACAAACAATCGGAAACCCATAGTTACCTATCATATTGGCAACATCCACAGGTGTCATAACCTTACCCTCCCTTCTTTATTCTCACTTTAATTATAACACAAAACGTATAAAAATGAAAGTTAAGACTTTTGTACCAAAAATGTTTCACGTGAAACATTAAAAAAGGACGGATCGAAATCCGCCCCTTGTGTATCTGAAATTGACAAGCCTGATAAATCACGTTAGCAAAACGGTCAACTTGACAGGCGGTTTTTAACCCGTGCTACCCCATCACAGTAAGTATCAGCGTTGCCAAAAGATACCTATATGGATAAAATATCAAAAATAATATTCTTGCTGTCTAAGTTATTAAACCTTAATTGCCCATGATCAAAAACTTTGCGTAAATACTGCATTACAAAAGTTGACTTGTTTACCATTAATGCATTTTGCTCATGGTCGTCTGCCTTAAAAGTTAACTTTACTGGATATGTCATATCTGGGCTATCGTTAACGTATACAATTCCATCTTCAAAAAATTCTCTAATTGCATAATACTTTTGTCCGTGTTTTATAGTTGCTATATAACGACATTTACCTTTTATGTGTTCTATAAAAGTTTCGTTGTCATTAAGATAAACATTTTGAGAAGCATAATCAGAATATCCATCGTCAAAAGCCTTTGAAAATCCAGAACTTGACAGGGATTTACTTGCACTCTCATTAAACGTTTGTTCCATCACCCAGCCATGCCCACGCAAAAATTTTGTGTCATTTCGCAACATTTTATGTATACCCATTGACTTATAATACGGGTTTAACATAGTCACGCTGTTTGATGCTAATATTGTGCGTACATATCTGTATTGCTTTCCTTTTCCTCTAGCTATAGTAACGTGGATTGACTGAAATTTACGAATCTCATCTGGACAGTAATGATTTGTTTCAGATTGAAACTCATCCAGAAACACGTTTTCCACCTCGTTAAAATAAGAAGAGTATTTTTTTAAAGGGTCAGCATTACTTAAGGCAATAGCAAAACCACAGCTTTTCTCATTGTAATACAATTCGTAAAAAAGTCCTTTTGCAACAGGTCTTGCTGTGAGTTCTCCATTTTCAAAAAATAAAGGTCTTATGTCCCTGAAAAACATATCAGCACATGAGGACAGTTCATAATTAAATCTGTACAAAAGTACAAATTTGCCTTTACCCTGTATAAAGTTGTTTAAACAAAGTCTTTTAAAAAAGACTGTCTTCCCTGCTGTACGATTTCCAACACAAAGATAAATCTCTGGTTTGTTTCCATCAGCATCCTTTAGTGATAATAATTTCGTTCCATCATAGTACATATTTTTTTCTCCTTATTTTGGGGGTGTTTCCACCCCCTCAATAATCTATACTAACATGCAAGTTAAAAAATCTTTACCTTTATAGTTTGTTGACTCCATCCTAATTACTTTGATAGACCAAGGTTCCTGTTCGCCTTCCATTTCTTCCGCTATTTCCCCATATGTTCTGTAAAGAGTTTCTGATCCGGAAATATACATGGTGCCGTCTTTGTCAACGTAAACGTATTTGTTATAGTTCTTGTTATCGCTTTTTTCATTGTAAACTTCCACCACCGCGACATAATCAATGTCTATTAAAACTCCATTTTCGTCACGCTGAGTCAATTCGTCTAACTGCTCTGCACCGATAAACATTTTCACAGCTACTCTTTCCTTTGCTGATAATTCTCTTGTTGCGCTTACTATTTTTGCGCTATATGTTTTGTGTGTTTCTCCCATTGTTATTCCTCCTTGTATAACCTTTCAAATTCTGATTTTATTAACCATGTTACATATCCAGACTCATATTTAATTAAATAACCCTCATCATTTGGGTTTTCATTTTCAGGCACTTTCCAATTCCTGTAATTGTTGTATTCCAATCTGGTCATTTGTTGCGCCTGTAATTTAACTTTTCCTACATATGTTTTCATACTTCGTATGCTTCTTCTAATTCAGCATTTTCAATAAACTTTTCGAGGGTCATAGAATATTTCTTTTCAATTGGAACATCTGATACTACTACTACCTGTTTCTTTCTTTCTTTTGAGAGCGCAGACAAAAACCGTGCCCCCGGTGCTTCTGCCATTTCACGTACTTCAAACATTTCAAGCTTTGTCCCGTTAACTTCCGCAAAAGTTATTGAATGAGTGATTACTGTTCTTGTGATTTTTTTCATATTTGTTCTCCTTTTTTTCTTATTTAGACAGTATTCTGGTTACAATTATATAGTACCATATTAATTACAATATGTAAACATTATTTACGCATTTCATAATAATTGTCAATCAGCACAATTCCTCCTCTGATTCTTTTTGGCTTCAATGCCCCTTTGACACGTAGCCCAATTTTAAAATCTTCCATTCTGTACTCTTTCAAAAAATTTTGTTTCGCTCGTTCCGGCATTCCTGCACACTTTATTTCTATTTTTGGCTTGCACGGTTTTTCTTCTTTTATCACCCTCTCAATATATGTTTTTTGCCGCACAAATAACCCCTTATCCCATTCTGACTCTTTTTTCCAACAGCAAAAATTCTTGTCGTGGATTCTTACAGCTTTTGGAGTGCAGGAGGTTAAATGTATTGAGTCTGTATCAGAGTAAATAAAATTGTCATAATTTTTCTGAGCCGCTTTTATCGTAAAATTCCGAGCGTATGATGTGATATACGATCCGATTGCAATATATCCAGGAGTTTTTTCTTTCTCTTCTACAAGATCAAAAGATAAACAATCTTTATCTGGGTTTAAGTATGGTATTTTATAACTGCTATCTGTGCTTGCGGCTTCTTTTCCATATAGATTGTTTAAATATAATTTTGCTAACTCTCTTTTTGCACCCTTTGAGGTCATTTTTATTTTACGATACTTGTCAATGTACTCGTCAAAAATACCCTTCTGCGTCCAAAAATAACAGCAGTCTAAAAACTTAAAATCATATACATTATAATGTTCAAAAAATGTTTCAAAATCTGGTTTGGTCATTGTTAATGTTACTCTTGCTTCTTTTGCGCTTCCCTCAAGATCAAGATAATATCTATGATATTGTCCTTTATAAAAAATATCAGACGTTGTTAAATATTCGTTTCCCTTGTATAGCATATTTCCTTTTATTTGTACAGTTGGCAGATAATTCTGTTTTATCTCAAATCTGCATTCAAAACGTACAAAATATAAAAAATTATCAGACTGTTCAACCTTTTCTTTAAACTCATGGTAATTGTCTAAAAATTTTGGTTTACCCACTGGATAATAATTACCACTTATAGAGTGCATCATACTGGGATATAGAGAGTTAACGTCTAATGTTAGTCCTCCCTTAATTATTTTGTTTGCGCAGGAGGGTTTTAGATAACAGTAACCTCCTTTGTAACTTTTTCTGACATATTCTCCTGCATTTTCTTGACCGTATTTTTCATCAATTTCTATTTCATACAAGTTTGGAAAAAGATTATTATAGTCGGTTTTATCATAAAATGACTTAAATTCTTTTAGGCAACAACTGCCTATTGTAATAGAGTTGTGCCCCTCATTAAACATAATTTCCAAGGCTTCTTTTAAAACTAAAACATCATTTTTTATGTAGTCTTTTTCTTCTGGGGGTATAGGGCAATTTTTATACCTGTAACCTTTATACTCCATTTCCAATTTTTTATGAGTAGTCCCAAAAGATTTACCAATTCTGTCCAAACTAAAGGGCAATAACTTTAATGAGTCTCTGATCTCTATTACCTTGTTATTCTTTTTTATAATTATGTTATACCATTGACCCATTTCTGATATAGACGTTTTAAATTGATTGTTTTCCATATCCTTTTCAGGTACCCTGTTAAAAACATAATGCTCTCTTAATAGATAGTCAATTATAAAGGATCCATCAAATTTTAAATTGTGAAAATATAATATATTGTTACCAGACAAGTTAAACATATCAATAAAAAAGTCCTCTATGCTACCTCTTATTATAGGTTCAGCATCGTCATATAATTTAACGTAACAAGCAGACCACACTTCTGTAAAGGTTTGACCATCAAAAACAGTTGTCTCAAAATCACACGCATAATAATTAAATTTTTTAATCCGCACTTCATCAACTACACTCCAACTCTCTATATTCATACTTCGTAATTCTCCTCATATTCTAACGCTTCTATCATACTTTCTCTTTCAATAGGGCCAAGTTCCATAAAATCCATCATAGATGCCAAGGCATTAAAAAGTTTCTCTGTATAAACTACCTTATAATTTATAAGTTCTCCATATTCACCTGCCTTTTGTATCATTCCGGCAACTTCGTCTTCTGTGTGTTTAAAAAGCAAATTATCTAACCATAAGTTTATTATACCTCTTGCCCACTCATTAAACTGATTCACATAACCTCTAAAATTGGCTATTACCATATATGATTCTCGGGGCATTTCATCGTATAAATCTAACGGTTTTATTTTTGTCTTTTCTCTTTGTTTCTTTTTAAACTGATAAAATGATGCTTCTACTTCTCCAAATTCATTTAGTTGATATGTTTTAGATTGTATTTTCTTTGGTGTTATTTTTGCTAGTCTTCTCACTGATGCTTGAGTGATTCTTTTTGGTATATTAGGTACTACAAAATCAACATATAAACCCTGTTTCTCATATCTTCTTACTGTTGCTAATACTCTTGATCTTTCTTTTCGGTATGCCTTAACAGTAGCAGATACTTTTTTATTCTGTCTTCTAGTTGCCAAGATTATTCACCCTTCCTTATTATTATGCTGTTTTCTCTAAGTTCCATGATTACTTTTGGGTCATCAGGCGTAATATTTAAAAATGATGCCCATTCGTTTGGGATACATACTTTAATCCCGTAATACTTTCCAGATCGATTAAAAATTAATTTCTTTACTTTTACCATTATTTCACCTCCTTTATCTATAATCACAATCATTGTAACTAGGACATATGTCTTCACTGCATCTATAGTAATAATCGTAAAAACATTTCTCTTCGTCAGGTATTTCATCTATTAGTTGCTCGTATTCAATTCTTAATAATGATACTTCTACTTCTAAGTCAGATGTGTTTAAAAATAAAGCATTTAATAAAGAGCATGTTTTATCAGCTCTATTTATTAAGTTATTAAAAATCTGATATTTAGTTATTAATTCATCTTTATATTTAGAGTATCCTATTGATTGTCTGTATTCTTCTCTTGCATTCTTGAGGTCAATTTCTACTACATTTGACATATAGCTTATACCATCTAATCTTAATTCTCTAAGCAGATCTTTTAGTATTGTTTCGTCTGTAAAATTAAATCTATCACCGTAGTGATACCCATAATATTCTTTGCCATGATCGTGATATTTTACTACTTGTGCTAGTGGCATTTTGTTTCCTCCTTTAAAAATCTTTTTTATTTTATTGTACCATATTTTGTACTAAATATCAAGTGCTTT